AGACCGGGGCGGGTGTCCTTGGTCAGCGGCAAGGGTAAAGCATCCGTGGAGGCCAAGCAGCTGCTGGTGGACATCTCCTTCGAGCCGGCCTCCATCAATGAGCTGGCCGAGAAGGTTTACCAGAAGGTTCTCTTCGGCTCCATCAACTCCGTCTCCGTGGGTTTCATCCCCATCAAGGGCCACTGGTCCGATAAGGAAGGCGAAGGCCCCCGCGAGAAGAACGAGACCTACTTCTATGACCAGATGCAGCTCCTGGAAATCTCCGTCGTCAACATCCCCGCCAATGGCAATGCCAACAAGAAGGGCGAGGGCGAGGTTGAGGACGAGCTGAAGGAACTGCGCGCCCTGGTCCCGGAGACCAAGAAAACCACCGAGGAGGTGGATGAGGTCTCCAACGCCAACCGCGTGAAACTATTAAAGGCAGCAGCATCGGCTGCTCTCATGTTAAACCAATAATACTTACAAACCATGCGTACTAACATCGCTGAAATCCAGAAGGATCTCCTTGAGGCTGCGAATGCCCTCAAGTCCGTAGATCTTAAAGACCAGGCTGCCGTTGACGCTGCCGAGGTCAAGGTTAACGAACTCACCCGTGAGCTGGACCTTGCCAAGAAAGCCGACGCAGCCGAGCGTCTCGCCGTCGCCCAGCACCTCCAGAAGGAGGAGAAAAAGGGCCACACCTTCTCCATCATCCGCTTCCTGAACGGTGCCATGCCCGGGGCTACCCTCGACGGCCTTGAGGCCGAAATGGCACAGGAAGGCGCCAAGGAACTCCAGCGCAGCGGTATCGCCCCTAAGGGCCTTGTTATCCCCGCCGCCGTGTTCACCCGCTCCGCTTCCGGTCAGAACGCCGGCACCAATTCCGATGGCGGCAACCTCGTCATCACCGGCCAGCACTATGTGGATGAGGTGAGCGAGCGTCTCACCGTGTTCAAGATGGGCGCCACCGTCCTCACCGACCTGGTAGGTAACGTGGACCTCCCTTCCGTGGGTGGTGTCACCTTCGCCTTCGTTAATGAGGGCGTTTCCACCTCCACCACCAAGAAGGCCGCAGTCGCCAAGGCTACCCTTTCCCCGAAGGGCATCCGTGGCCACATGGCTGTCACCCGCGACCTCCTTGCTCAGAGCTCCCTGAACGTGGAGCAGATCCTGAAGGATCGCATCGTCTCCGCAGAGGCCACTTGCATCGACAAGGCTGCTCTCGCCGCCATCGTCACTGCCGCTACCAGCGCTGGCACATCCTTCAGCTTCGCCAACCTCGTGGCTATGGAGACCGCCATCAACGCCGCTAACGCCAATCGCGGCAAGATGGGTTACATCCTGCCCGCTGCCGACTGGGGTCTGGCAAAGGTCACCGCAAAGGCTTCCGGTTTCCCGGCAATGATCCTGGAACCCGGTAACATCATCAACGGCTACAAGGCTGACTTCTCCAACCAGTTCGCCGACGACACGCCCGTCTTCGGTAACTTCGAAGACCTGTTCATCGGCCGCTGGGGTGGCGTTGAAATCCTTGTGGATCCGTTCACTATGGCCGACACCGGCGAAATCAAGCTCCAGCTCTTCTCCTACGCCGACGTCAAGGTCGCCCTGGCCAAGAGCTTCAGCAAACTCGTGATCGCCTAATCCCACTGAACTATGGAGCGTAATTACATTGCCATACAGAGTCTTCTGGGCGAGTTCCGGGATCACCTCCGTCTCACCTCCACCGATATGGATGACATCCTTGAGCAGGCGCTTGAGGTTGGCATAGAGCGGTCTGAGGCCGAGATCGGCAAAGTAATTGCGCTTTCAGAGTTCGTTGGAGTCCAGATGCCATTTTCCCAGACGCTTTCACTGAGGGGGCCCATTGTGGATGTCACCTCAGTGAAGGTGGACGGGGCGGATGTTCCTGCCGAATCCTACACCTTCGATAAATGGTCTCTGACCTTTGCCGAAGGCGTCGATGGGGATTCCGTGGAGCTTACCTATAAAGCTGGATTCGAGCAGATCCCATCAATGATAAAGGGCGCCATCTTTCTGTTTGGTGGACGCTACTTCAACAATCCTACGGATATTCCGGAGCAGATTGACCGCACCGCTGCGGCCAACCTCCTCCGGCCTTATAGAACCTGGGGGGAACACTGATGGCCTACTTTAATACCGGCGACCTTGACACGCTTGTCACCATTAACAGCTGCACCATCACCAAAGATGCGGAAGGAGGTAAGAAATACACCTTCTCCAAGTTCCGTGACGTGTACGCAAATGTGGACAGGAATATCAGCGAGCAGGTGAGCATCGGCAACTTGGAAGGCGGGGACTACATTGTCCTCACCATCTACAAGATTCCGGAGCTGAATTCCACCTGGCAGGTGGTAGTAGCAGGCCAGAAGTACGAGATCACCGCCATAGACATTGGCGACCGACTTTCCCTCTTCTGCACCCTCACCCTTCACGCAGTGGACTGATATGGCCTACAAGATTGAAGGCTTGGACGATTGCCTCAAGTGCATGGACAAGGCGCCTGAGAACGTCTTGAAAATGACGAAGGCATCCATGAGGGAAGCGGCGAAGAAGACCACCCGGAGCATCCGGCAGCGCCTCCCCAAGCAATTCTGGCGGCGGCTCGTCCGCTACAAGATGAGCAAAGGACAGGTATCGCAGAACACCTATGTTCTGATGGGTCTTTTTAACAAGGGGAAGAAAAATGCCGATGGAAGCAAATACATCCCGGACTGGTTCAAAGCGTATTGGCAGAACTACGGAACGCTGAAGCACAGGGATTCGTCACACCACTTCGACTACCCCGTGAAGGCCGGCACCAAACGCCGCAGGAACAATGAAGGGCAAATGCCTACTAACGACTTCGAAGCAGCCGTTGCAGGCTGGGAGTCGGAGTTTATGACAACCTTTGGGGAAGAAATGGTAAAACAGCAAGACAAACTCTACGACCGATGACCGATTCACTACGCGCAAAACTGGTATACACCTGCCGGAACATCTGCCAGATGGTCCTGTCTGAAGACGAGACGGACACATATCCGTATGCCGTCTATGACATCACATCCGTCGCGCAGAGGGACAAGGATGGTGTATATGCCTTCTTTGGGGAGACAGTAATCCGCGTGGTGAGTAACATCAAGAGCGAGGCTGACTCTACCGCTACCGCCATTCAGTCGGCCGTGGAGAGCGCCTTCCGGGATGGGAGTTCCAACTTTGTCCCCGGTGACTTCTCAAAGGATTGCCAGGAGGGTATCTGGACCATTGAAATGAACTACACCCTGAAGCAGTACGCCGACTGGGCAGAACCTGTTGAACAAACATCTAATACCGAATAACTATGGCACATCACAGAGTACTTGGATACAACATCGCCCTCAAGCTCGGCACAAAGACCTGCCTTGGGCGTACCCAGGAGGACCTTACCGTCACTCCTACCGTGAAGGAATCTATTACCAAGGACGATGCCGGCAGCAAGCAGTTTGCCGTCGTCGGCCAGGAAGTGACCTTCAAGGTGAGTGGTCTCGTCACCTTTGACGATTCCACCGGCACCACCACAACTATGGACGGAGACGATCTGATGGATCAGTCCCTCAAGACCGGCAGCGCTGCCGAAATCTCTGCCCAGTACTACCGCGGCGCCAATGGCGCAGCCTACGCTGGCACCGTGATTATGACCGGCTATTCCGAATCCTCCAACTCCGAGGATGAGGCCACCTACACCGCCGACTTCAAGGTCACCGGCGCTTTCACAAAGGTAACCCAGGGAAACGGTTAGTATGGAGAAGTCCTTCATAACTATCGATGGTCAAGAGTACCGCGTTGAGGTGAACTGGAATGCCCTGTCCAACTACCTCAAGGCCGTTGGCCGCGACACCCTGGAAGGGCTTTCCGACATCTCCTCTATGCGTCCCTCCGACATCGCCCCGCTGATGGCCGCCGCCATCAATGAGGGCGAGCGTCTGGAAGGCCGGGAGTCCCACCTTACGGGAGAATCCCTTGGCGAGGTGATCCGTCCTTCCCATGTGGGAAAGTTCATGAACATATACATCCAGCAGAGCCGCGCTCAGGTGGAGGCCGAGGAGCCCGCAAAAAAAAAGGAAAGTCAGGGGGAATAACGCTCACGCTGGGGACGGTCCGCGGCTGGGCAATTAGCCGGTTGCACCTTTCTCCGGCAGAATTCGGCCTGATGCGGCCCGGCGTCTTTTGGGAAGCAATAGTGGCGTGGCAGGCAGACAAGGAGGCGGACCGGCGCCACGTAGCGGAGGTAATCCGTGGAGTGGGGGTCCGCCTTTTTAATATACAACTCAAGCCAAAGGACCAAATAAAGGATGTGCGGAAGTTCCTTCCCTTTCCTTGGGACGAGGCTGACGAAGACCCGGAGGTGGAACGCCTGGCACACCTCACCAAGGAGCAGCGGGACGAAGAAGCCCGGGCATTTATGGAAAAGATAAACTTCGGCAAGTGATATGGCAAAAGAACCCAAAATGAAAATCGGCATCGGTGCCGACACCGGGGACTTTGAGAAAGGGTCGAAAAAGGTAAAAGACGCGCTCAAACAGCTGGGGATTGACGCCAACTCTGCTGCAGGGAAGATGGTTGCTTCCCTGGGCAAGGCCACCGTTGCACTTGCAGGGGTTGTCACCGCCATCAAGGTTGTAGGAAAGGCCCTGAATGACCTCAAGGACCAGAACCAGGTGCTTGCAGATTCCTGGGGCCGTGCCTGCGAAGGGATGGCCGGAGCCTTTGAGACTTTTAAGTCTGCCATCGTAAGCCTTGACTTCTCCAATCTGCTTAGCAATATGGCCGAAGCGGCCCGCCTTGCTCAGGACCTGTACGACGCGGCAGACGCAATGGGCGAGATTACCACCGCCTACAACATTAGCCTTGCCCAGCAGCTCAAGACCATTGACGAGCTGCGCCTGAAGATGAAAGACACGTCCCTTTCCGAGCAGGAGAGGGTGAAGGCAGGAAACGACCTGCTTGAGATATACCGCCAGCTGGAAAAGAACCCCACGCGGGGACTTAACCGGGTGAGCGAAACCACCATCGACTACTATATGCAGAAGATGGGGGTCAATATGAATGACCGCACGGATGCCCAGCTGGAGCAGATGCGGAAGAAGTATCTGGACTTCTTCAAATGGCTGGGAACCAAACAGGGCGAGAACTTCCTTTCCGCTGCTGAGACCGTTGCGAAGAGTGGAGGCTTGGATAGCTATTGGGGCAAGACTGTCCTTGCGAATGCTAAGAATTCCGGGCTGGATGAGTATTTCCGTCTGGCTTACTCCTACTCCACCAAGATGGGGGATAAGGACCGCGAGAAGCTGGAGCAGGCCGTTGTTGCCGCCCTGCAGCAGGAATACAAGTATTCCCAGGAGACCTTCAAGATTCGCAAGGACATTCAGACCATCCAGAATGAGAGCGAAGCCGCTGCTGCGAAGGCCGCAGAAGCCGCCGCTAAGGCTGCGAAGGAGGAAGCGGATAATATAGCAAGGATTAAGGCTCTCCGGGAGTCCGGTGGAGGCATTCAGGCTATTGGCGGCGGTGTGGATTTGTCGGCTTACAACCGCGTTGAGGTCCCCGTGAAGCCTATCGTCCGCCCCGAGGAGGTGCACGAATTCAAGGCGCACATCGTGGAGGAACTGGGTGGAGGAATCACCATCGCCATTGCCATTGACCCGGACTCCGTTGAGAAGATTCACGACATCACCAACGAGATAAATTCCATGGTAGAGAACATGGCGGTGAGCGTTGGAGATGCCCTGGGGCAGCTGGCCGGAAACCTCATCAACGGTGAGGATCCTTGGGGGCAGTTTGCCAATGCGGCCCTGTCGGCCATGGGTGACATGGCAGTGAGCGTTGGTAAGATGGCTATATCAACCGGTGTGGCAACCTTGGGAATCAAGGCGGCGCTGGAATCCCTGAACGGATACGTTGCTATTGCTGCCGGTGTGGCTCTGGTTGCGCTGGGCGCTGCCGTAAAGACAGGCCTTTCCAATATTGCCAGCGGAAATTATTCTTCCGGCGCGGGAGTGGTCACTTCTAATACCTCATCATCATTCAATAACGCCTACGAGCAGCGAGATGTTTATGTGAATGTGACTGGCACCCTCCGCGCAGATGGGAACCAGCTCGTTGCGGTCTTGAATAATACCAATAAACGGAACAACATTACCACATAGTATGGCCTGGGTAACCAAATATCAGTTCAAGTTTAACTCTTCGCATGGCGTAGAGCATAGAATCCTTATCCAGAAGGATGGCTATTCTGGCGGCATTATCAAACGCAGCCTGGGCCGCGGACCGGTGCTCAAGAAGCAGAAGAATGGCCCCATCTGCGGCACGTCGCTGGAAATCTATGCGGAGTGCACCATTGACGGGGAATTCGCCCAGGATTTCTTCACCTCCAATCCGAAGGACCTGCGTGTCCGTCTATATCGCGGCAACAATCTTATCTGGACGGGATTTGTGAGCGCTGAGACGTACTCCGAGCCCAACATTGCACCGCCTTACGACGTACAGATAGTTGCCACAGACGGCCTGGGTGAACTGAAACTTGTAACCTTTGTGCCGGCCGGTGCCGTTACCCTGAGCGAACACTTCCGCACAGCGCTTTCCTATGCTGGCGAGGGTCATACCATCTACGTTGCATCGGCCCTTATCATGACCGGGCAGGCCACGACCGCCACATTCGGCATGTCTATCAATCTGGACTATCTGGCGGACAAATCCTACTACGATGTACTGACGGCACTACTGGACTCCCTGCACGCTACCATTACCATGTATAACGGGAATTGGCTCATTGCTCGTGAAACGGACCTTTCGTCCCTTCTGATCGGGAGCGGCCTTTCCGTGGTACAGATTGCTGCGAATGGTACGGTTTCTACCACTACCCTTGCGGGAGTGGCTAAGACCGTTGGATCTCTGGCGGACAACACGAAGGACACATGGCCGGTGGGTTACCTTTCTACGGCCATTGAACCCGCCCGTCGTGAGGTGACGGTGGAGGCTCCTTGGCATACTGTCTCCGGGCCGGAAGACCCATCCATGGAGGCGACTACGGGCTCCCCGTGGACAACGGAAGGGCAGGTGACGCACAACACCACAGACGATTGCTACTATGAGCTTGGGCTGAATCAGAGTGACCCAACTGACCGGACGTGGGGAACCATCAAGCAGGAGATTCCTATAAACAAACTGGACTGCGGTTTTGAGTTGAAACTTCGGGTATCACCGAGGGTATATAAGCTGCGCCAGGGAGATACTCAGTGGTACGCTCGCGGTCTTATCAAGGTTCACCTTGAGTATGACTTAACGGTGACTCAGACAACACCTCATACTACCACCTATATCGGCACAGAGGAGGGGTGGAGCGGTGCGCCGCGAGCCGAATCCGACCCTTCTGTGGATATTCCGGTTACGGAGCTGGACTCAATCGGCGAGCGCTGGCTTTCCGTTGATATTCCCGCCATTGCTACGCCGGATTCTTCGTCCCGTTACCTGGTTTCCGACACTGCGGTTGTTCGGATAGTGATAGAGGGTTACTGGGTGGATGTGTATGAATGTATCATAACTCCTACTCTGGATTTGCCCGGATACCAGGATGTAATAACGATAAATAACGGCGCCCGCGGTGCAGAGAATGCCGTGGAAATCACCGGTGGTCGTGTTCGTTCAGACAACCTGGTGAACAATATGTTCTATGGTGGAATCTGGCTCTATGGCGGTGTTCCGGTGACTTCCTTTGCGGACAGCCAAAATCAGGGTGGTGACTTCCTTGCTATAGCCGCACTCAGTTACGCTTCATCTGTTGCTAATGCGCGGTTACGGACGGAAGGGAGTATCAACGTACCTGCAGATTTCGCTAACCTTCCACTATTCCTTACTGTGGAGGATGTTCCGGCCTGGCTGGAGACTTGGGATTGGGATCTCTTGGGAGATGAGGTGCAGCTATCGCTGTTGAGTCTACCTGCCAATCAAATCACCGTAGAGAGCGAGACTGTTACAGGCCTCCCTGAGGGGTACTCTGGCGGGTCAGGTAGGGGCTCCGGTTCTGGTTCATCGGCCGCTTCGTCATATTCCTATAAGAGTGGAGGCTCTAACTACTTCGAGGAGGATGGGGAAGGTGGTATCAGACTTAAAGACGATTATAACGGCCTTACGATCCCCGGCTTCATCAAGTCGACGGGCGACCAGATAGTAATCGACGGTGACCCAGGAGGTGGAGGTGGAGGTGGAGTGCTTTATCTTAATGAGCTGCTGGATGTAACCATCACCCTTCCATCCAACGGCCAGACGCTGTTCTATCAGGACGGTATGTGGGTGAACGGGAATATAGACTTCTCGAACTATTACACAAAGGCCCAGGTTGACGACATTATCGGGACCATCCAGCAATTCCACTACGAGGTGTATGCATCGCTGGAGGATGTGACCGACCCGCAGAACAATGTCCTCTACCTCATCGGCCCCACCGGGAGCGGAGAGGACAAGTACGAGGAATACGTCTATTCGGGCGGCTGGGTAAAGATTGGGGACACCTCTATCGACCTCTCTGGCTACGTGCAGACGACCCGCCTGGATGCGGACGAGGCCATCATAGCCGAGGCCATCCAATCGCTCCAGAGCCAAATTGACGCGGTTTCCGCGAGGGATAACTACGATGAGCTCACAGCATCATCCCTCTATGCCGATATGCTCGCCGCCACCTACGCATACGCGGAGCGGTATTACCTCACGGACGGGGTGTTCTTCTACATCGAGACCGTGAACGGTATCCCTTGCGTCAAACTTAATGCGCCCTTTATCACCGAGGGTGACCAGGTTATCATATCCGGTACGCCGGGCGGCGGTGGAGGCGGTGGAATCACGCTCTACGACTACGATCAGGTGAAGGCCATGACCGCCGACGTGGCCCTTACCGCTCCGTCGGCCTGGGCTATGCACCAAATGTGGGCGGAGATATTCGGAGGAGCAAGCGCGGTGCTCACCTCCGGGAACTACACCAACTACGTCAATACGACGAATTTCCCTGGCCTGGATAAGATCGGCACGGTTACGTCCGTGGCTACGGGTACGGGCCTCACTGGAGGGACGATAACGAGCGCCGGAGTAATCAGCATCGACCCGACCTACCTGGGCTATATTTCCCATGGGGAGACGGCCTACGGCTGGGGTGATATACTCACTCAGGCCATTCAATCTTTCCAGTCGCAAATCGACTCCGTTTCCGCAAGGGATACTTTCGACGAGCTAACGGCGACGGCCTTGTATGCCGACACGGGAGCAATATCGGCCCTCTATGCCGAAAGTATCGAGCTTGGCGGAGAGGACCTTGCTACGGCGGTCTCCGGCATCCGTGGAAGGCTGGCATCGGTTGAGAACAAGTTCGACGCAGACGGAAGCGCCCTGTCCGCTGTCCGACTAAAGAATACCCGCACCCTCTGGGGGCAGAATTTCGATGGGACGGCCAATGTGACCGGCGACATGACATCCGTGGGCTCCCTCACAGCATCTGGTCTTATCAAGACAACCAACTATGCGCAGGCTCAGAGGTTCTACCTCACGGATTCAATCTACTTCTATACCGAGACGATAGACGGGGTGGCATGCGTGATGCTCAATGCCCCCTTCGTCACTTCTGGCGACCAGATTATCATTTCTGGTACTCCGGGCGGCGGCAGTCAAGGCGTGGGCTACCTCTATGAGCTGGAGGATGTCTCCGATGCACTGGCATCCCCGACCAATGGGATGGTCCTTTTCTACAACGGAACAGAGTGGGTAGGCGTGGCCGCGTCCTCCATCGGTGGCGTTACCTCCGTGGTCGGGCAGACCGGGGCGGTCACGACGGAGCAGGTGGCCAACGCCCTCACGGCGGCTGGCTACAAGCTCACTGATACCATCACGACCTCCCTCGCTTGGAGCGCCATCACTAACAAGCCCACGACCCTGGCCGGATACGGAATCACCGACGCGGCCTCGGCTTCCGCACTCGCGGCTCTTGCCACTCGCGTGGGAACCATTGAGAGTGACGAGGCTATCGTATCGGCTGCCATCCAATCCCTGCAATCCCAGATTGATTCCGTTTCCGCCCGCGACCAGTACGACGAGCTCACAGCTACGGTCCTCTTCGCGGACACGCTCTCCGCGTCGAACGCCTATATCGAAAGCATCACCGGAAGCCTCTCTGGCAACGCCGCCACGGCAAGCCGCCTAGTGGGGGCTTCCTACAATGTCGGCAATGTTAATAAGCCCGTCTATTTCTCCGGCGGACTTCCCGTGGAGACCACCTACGACATCTACGCCTCGCTGTTTAACGGTACAGCCGGTAGGCTGGC